AGCCCCACACCCGGTTGTCGCACTCTGTCACAAAATCCAGTTCCGGCACCCGGCGCTCCATGGATACCGTCTGCACAGCTTCCACACTGCGGTGCTGTTTGCCGTCCATGCTCTGCCACTGGGCGGCGGCGGCGTTCTGCACCAGTGTGCCGTAGAAATACTCGCCCTGTGGGGTGCAGCGCACCCGCAGCCAGTCCTCGCCCACGTCATACACGATTTGGTCTCCGTTCAGCTCCGGGCTCTGTCCTGCCGCCTCGGCGGCTGCACCCTGCACGGTCACGGTGTCCCACTGACGGAACAACTTGCCCAGCCCTGCCGCCGTGATGCGGCAGTATTCCAGCGGGACGGCTGCCCAGCTGCCGGAATTTTTGCTGTACATCTCCAGCGTGCTGTCGTACCGCCACGGATGGTCGGCATCCTCTACCTTTAAAAACAGCTGTCCGTCTGCGGGTTCGGCGGGCTCGTCCCGGCCAAAGTCCTCCACCTGATAGGTCTTGCCTGCGGCATCGCAGGGGGCAAAGGTCACGCTTTTGCCCGCCGCCGTCCACAGTGCTCCCAGTGCGGTCACGCTGCCGTCTGCCGTATCAAAGGCCAGCTTGTCCGGGAAGATCAGGATCTTTGTGCCAATGCCCACCAGCGCCTTGCGGCCATCGGTCACGGCGTCCTGCTTCGTCACCGCCGGGACGGTGGCATCGTCCGGGGTATAAACGATGTCCCGCCCGCAGACCGTCAGCAGGCCGTTCAGGTGGTACATCCCGTTCAGTCCGGTCAGCGCCCGCAGTTTGCGGCGGGGCGTGCGGGTGCTCAGTGCGGGAAAATCCCGGGTGGAAAAGTTCACTCCGGCGCTGTACTCTGCCTCCGAACAGCCGTAAGTCTCGTTTAAACCGCCAAAAGCCCGCAGCAGCTGCCGGGTGTTGGCAAGCCGCATTCTGTCTGCCAGTACCATCGCCGCACCCCCTTACCAGCGCCACTGCGCCCGGCTGCGGGGCGGGTAGTTCTGCCGAAGCCAGACCGCCAGCTCTGCATACAGGGCGTTGTACTGCGCCTGCTCCCCGGCGTAGCGGTCGGTCTCGCCCAAGGCGGCATCCATCTGCGCACACAGCAGGTGCGGGTACAGCGCATCAAAGGGCGGCGGCGCCAGAAGCGTCTGGTCGTCCTGCACCGGCTGCTCCCACGGACGGTCTGCGCCCACGGCATCAAACGCCCCGGCGGCGGCGCGGTCAAACAGCTTTGTGCGCAGCAGGGCGTCCGCCTCCCGCAGCCATTGCAGCCGGGTCTCGGTTTCAATGCGGCAGTTCGGGCGCAGCTGCTCGGCACGCTCCAAAGCCTCTCCTATGGTCATCTCATCACATCCTTTTTATAAAAAGCCCGGCCGGGGGCATTTCTCCCAGCCGGGCAGCGCTTATTTTACTGCGCCGCGTTCTCCGCAGCGGCAATGCGGGCAGCGGTCAGCTCGTCCTGACGCTGGCTGTGCTCCAGCACCTCGGCCACGGCGGGCGGTACCTCCACTTCCACGCCACGGCGGATCTTATAGTTCACGCCGTTGACGCTGACGAACAGGTCGCCCTTGTAGCGGCTGTTGTCCTTGAACAGCCG